TACTGTACTATCGGTGCCAGTAAGTCCAGTGTAACCCGTATAACCAGTTGGACCAGTCACGGTTGAAGCCGCTCCAGCGTCGCCCGTATAGCCCGTAGGACCCGTTGTTCCAAGTGAGCCATTATCTCCAGTATATCCTGTATAGCCTGTATAACCAGTGTAACCCGTTGGACCAGTTACGGTTGAAGCTGCACCTGCGTCACCAGTGTAACCAGTATATCCAGTGTATCCAGTTGGACCAGTTACAGTTGAGGATGCACCTACGTCTCCAGTGTAACCAGTGTAACCTGTGTATCCCGTATAACCAGTATCTCCAGCACCAGTATATCCAGTGTAACCCGTATAACCAGTTGGACCAGTTACAGTTGAAGCTGCACCTGCATCACCAGTGTATCCTGTATAGCCAGTATAGCCAGTGTAACCTGTTGGACCAGTAACGGTTGAAGCTGCACCAGCATCTCCAGTATAACCCGTGTAGCCTGTGTATCCAGTTGGACCAGTTACAGTTGAAGCTGCACCTGCATCACCGGTATAGCCGGTGTAACCCGTATAGCCTGTAGGACCAGTGACAGTTGAGTCTGCACCTGCGTCACCGGTATAGCCAGTGTAGCCAGTATATCCGGTATATCCCGTAGGACCCACTGGACCAGTCGCACCAGTATCAACCCAAGCACTCGTACCAGAATCCCAAGTCCAAATAGTATCTGTTGAACCAACCATAGCAAAATAACCATCAGCACCCACAGGATAGGCAAGATTAAGAGCTGCTGGGGTCGCAAACCAGCCTAAATTTCTTGGGTCGTTAAGTGAATTTGCTAAGTATCCCATAGTATTAAATTTTATTGCTTATTAAACCATGTTTTTGAGCTTCCATAATCATCTTCGGCACTTTATCGATTACTATATTTGTTTCAAAAACATTTTTCCTATTAACTTCAATAATTTCTTTAAGGCTTTTAGCCAGATCAGAAACCAGTAAGTTTATTTTACCAGTATTATCTTTGCTAACTTGCGTAACCCTATCGACAACTTTGTCAAGTAAAAGAGTTTCTCCCTTTATAACATCGAAAGTAGATAACGCTTTTTTAATGTCAGCTTCTAAAGAAGCCTTTTGTGGAATCAAAACATCAACCAATTTACCTAAATTGGTGATCTCTGACTCTAGTGTTGATTTTTTGGTCACAAGAAAAGCTATCTCTTTAGAGATAACTTGTGGTAACTCGCTTTCTTTAATTTTTAGTTCATCAATTCTGCCTCGGACTTCATTCATCCTAGCAGTAATGTCAGAACTTGAATTAGCCAACTCTTTATTTATGGTCTGAAGTTTTTCCTTCTCAACTTTTAAGTTGGAAATTTCAAGGAGAAAAGTATCTCTTTGTTCAGCCCAAGTTTTAAGTTGTGCTTTTTGCTGATTAGTAAATCCATCCATATTTTTAGAGTTAAATTAATATCTTCGACTATAATTGCAAGAACCGTTAAATGTTCCACCGGTGACTTCTAAAATAAAGTCTTCGCCAGGAGGGCATTGAAATCTTGGAACATTATCATTTCCAGGTTCATCTTGTTCTGTAAGACCCTGACCCTTGTCAAGCGTGAACGAAGCCAATTCTGTAGTACCAGACCTGACTATAAGATTTCCAGCATCTGCCAAATCACCAATCAACAAGTGAACGTAAATCCATGATTCAACGTCACCTGCGATAATTGTGCTTGTTCCTACAACAGCAGCTACTGCTATAGAAGTTTTGCGTGTATGTGCATCTTGTAGCATATTTTTTTATTAATTATAAATTAACTACTCTTACTAATCCTATCTCCATAAGACTAGAGACAGAGAAGAAAGACTAATGTCTTTTTTTATGACACTCCTTGCATAACGTTATTACGTTTGATTTCGCGAATCGCAATTCTTCGTAATCAGCAAACGACTTTTTGTGATGAACATTTAAGATAACTCTGTCGCCAACCTTTCGTTTTCTTCCGCAATCCTTACAAGTATATTTATCTCTCTTAAAAATTTCTTCTCGAAAATCTTTATATTTTTGCGACCATCTAATTTTTTTATGTTCAGGAGTAATTCCGCCATTCCACCTAGGATTATTCTTTCCAGTAAAATGTGGGTTCTTTTTACCCTTCCAATAAGACGTATCTCCCTTCTTAAACTGTGTACTAGGAGAAAGATGTTGACCTTTCTTGATGTGAGTCCTCCCTGTATTGCAAGTTCTCCCTTGAAGAACTTTACTGAGGTGGAGTTTCTGTTCCTCAGTATAACGATTTGTCACTCCCTTAAACTTAGAAACCCTACCTTTGTTAATACAAGAAAGTGAACAATATTTCATCGTCTCCCATTTTTTTTGACTAACAGTTGACTTCTTTTTGAAAGCAACTCCACAGGTTTTGCATTGTTTAGTATGTGTCATACATTAAGTATAACACATACTAAACGGTAATGCAATCGCCGTTGGTATAATTCTCTAAGAACTTATATTATACCATTACTTGACAAAATGGTCAAACTGTGGCACCGTCGCCGTCGCTCCACATCCAACCACGAAGATCAGATCCGCCCATAACGGCTAATGAGTTAAAGTTCAACACCAAGTCCTGATTACCTAGCAAGTCAACGACTGCTGGTTCTGCACGAGTTGGTAAAGCTTCAATATATTTGAAGCCATAGTCTTCATTCATCATCTTAGAATCGAACATTCCCCACATTAAGCCGTCCATTGCCAAGTTTTGGTAAGGAGAAAGCTCAACTACTTTGAAAGTTTCAGTAGCTGGAGAATTATTGAACAAATTAGTTTGCTGAGGAGCCAAACCTTTGTCAATCGTACCTTTGATTGTCTTGGCGAATTGAGCAGTGGTTGAACCTCTGCGACAAATCAAAGTATCTAAGTCTGAGACGAGTGGATTTCCACGACCATCTTTCTTAACTGAATGTAACCTACGAGCAGCCAAGAGGGATGAATAAGTAAATTGAGGTGAATCTGTAGCACCGTCAACGATGACATTCGACCAAGCTGTTCCGCCGTCTTCACGAGGGTGAGCTTGTGACCAATACTCAACAGCATCGGCACCGATTGTTGCAATAGTCGTTGTCGTACCTACTGCGTTAATTGGTGTCCATGTGAATGAAGTATCAAATCCTTGTGCCAAAAGTGACTGGGCTAAATAGTTTTTTGCGTGTTCGATAGAATTTTTTCCTTCAATGACTTTTGCTTTTACAGAGCCTTTAATTTTCTTAGCTGCTGATTCAAACAAGAAGAAATTGGTTTGGAATGTCAAACGTACTTTCTTCGTAAAGTGCATTTGGACATAATTCTTTGAGTAACCTTGAATAGGTGCATCGGAAGCTCCGATTCCACCATCTGGGATTATTTGAGCCATACCTAGTCCTGTAACTCCAACGTCAGTGTAAGTCCTTTCGCTGTTGTCAACTTTGTACATAAAGTCCAAATATTCAGAGCGAATAGTTGGCGAGACTTTGGGAGCAATGTGTTTTAAGACATTGTTTACTATGACTGCATAATCATTAATTGTTCCTGTCATGTTTTTGTTGTATTAATTAAATTATTTAGTCAAAAATTTTCCGATAATCGTCTTATCGGATGCTTCTCCATAGGGCTCGACTTGCTCTACGATACCAGTACCGCTGGTAGTATGTGTGTTATTAACTTCTGTTGCACTAGCAAGAACCATAGCTTGACCATTGTCAGTAGCTTGTGTGTTATTGCTTGTTGGAAAGATATAAGTATCTTCATCCGAAGGCACAATATAAGAAACACGAATCAAAGCATCAGCTATTGCGATTGTTTGGTTACAAACACCTAACAAATCCGCAACAACAGTACCGCTATCAGCATCAACGGCAAGTCCAGCTGTTTGAGCTACTATGTTGCCGAGTGTCATAACCGTACCCGTTGCCTTATCTGTTTCCAATAATTGCCTTGTATTTTTGATTGTAGCTTGTCGTACAGGCATAATTTTGCTTTTTAAAGGATTAAATTAATCCGATATAAGCTCGACTGCCTTTTCTTCTGACATACCAGTTGCGATAAGTTCATCTAAGTCCTTACGCTTTTCTGGTGAATACTCCGTCTTTGCTATAGTTCCTCCTGGAAACTGCATAGCATTGACTTTCTCCTGAACGTTTGCACCCTTTAGAACTCTTTCTTGAATAGACTCTGAAGGCTTGAACATGCTGTCACGAGCTAATTCCAAGACTGTCATCAAATCCTTACCACCCTTGTTTTGCCAAGAGTAGTTAGCATCAACGAAATCAAAGAATACTTCTCTCGTGTCCTCATCTGCAAGCTCAGTATGCCTACCTATGAAAGAATCTAAGGTATTTTTGACATCTGTCTTCAAGCGATCCTCTTGAACCATCTTTTGAATGTCCTCCTTCGTCGCTCCACCAAGTTGTCTCAACCGTTCTTTGTCAGCCTCTAAGGCTTTTTCATCGTCGGTCTCTATCGGTGGGTCAGTTTTTTCCGTTAATTTTTCATTTAACGGATTGACGAACCTATCAGCTCCATTGATAGTTTTAAGTTGATTCTTAGCCGTATCAATTTTACCTGATATTTGTTCACGTTGTTCTTCAGATTTAGCAAGCTTTCGTTTCTTAACTAAGTCTAAAAGCTCAATTCGCTTTTCGAATGACTCGTCAGATTCGAACTTACCCTTGTTAGGTATGCGAAACTCATAAGGTTTCGGCTCAACTATTTCTTCTGATTCAACATCAACGGGAGGGGTGCTGGTATCCTCCACCTTGGGAACCTCGGGAACTTCTTTTTTAGGAATTTCTTCCTTTGAAATCTCTTCCGTTGGAACGTCAGGCTTGGCTTCCTCCTCTTTAACGGGAGTAGGCTCATTTCCAGCTTTGACAGCTTCTATAGACTCTTCTAAGATTTTATCAACCTCAGATTCATCTTCCACTACTGGTGCAATTTCAAGTGCATCTGTAGCAGGTTCTCCTGCCTTTATCTCTTCTTTAGGATTATCCATATTTTATCCGCCCGTATCGTGGACGGTACCGATGGTTAATTTAATTATACAACGCTTTTACTTATTCTGCAATCATCTATCAGAGTAATCTACAAAATTCTTTATCCTTTCCAACTTCTGTCTCATTGTGTCAAGATTTACTGAACCCTCATTCAAAAATGAAATGGCGTGCTTCTGGAAGTCACCGTCCACAGAGTCATTAAAATCACCAATTGAAGTCGAATACTTCATAGGAATAACAACTAAATAGACTTCTTTATCTGTCTGTTTGTAGAACAGAATATTATCTTTAGGCTTAAAAACTTTGTGAAATAACTCTACTAGATCCTCTCTATCGACAGGTTTTCCACAGGTACCTTCGAATCCAGCTGGGACTATATTCTTATAAAAATAATCAGCTGCTGGAACTTCTTTGCCGAGAGCGTTTTTTATAATTACCTTTTTGGTAACTTTTTTTACAACTTTCTCAGCTGCCTTCTTTGGCTCAACAGGAGCCACTTTTGGTTTGGTTTCCATATAATTTCCAACCCGTATCGTGGGTGGTGACGATGGTTACAATTAACTATTTTTTGCCTAAATTAGTATTTCTAAAACTCTTATAAAACTTCTTCATAAAGCTCTTCTGTTCTGGTTTTAATTTCTTCTTCACATCATTAATATACTTTTTTGTCAAAGTGATAGCAGGGACATCCATTTTTATTTGAGCTATCCCCCATACCTGTTCTATTAATGCAAATTCTAATGGATATGGATGCTTGTAGTTTAGTCGAAACTTATCCCCAGCTTTCATATCTTTATCTAAAATACACTCCAGCTGCCTACCAACTTCTACAACATTAATCTTTTCTGTGTCAACGAAAGTAGCTTCTAGTGTAGCCTGATTAACTCCTCCAATAAGCATCGAAGATAATTCCTCGGCACTAATCTCGAATTCATCACCAGACTTTGAGATAAACTTCAAAAGCTTATCTTTCTTAGCTTTCTTAGAGTATCCAATTTGAACTGTGTAATCCTTTTTTTTAATTTCTTGTGCTTTCATTATTTTGTTTCATGCAAACTACCCTTTCTAATAGCTTCCAAATAGTCTACCATTTCACGCAACATAGTTCCTTGAACTTCGAGAGTTATTGCATTAACAATGGTCTGCCATTGTGTCTTTGCCACAAGGTCATTCTTAGACATGCAATCTTTCATAAGCTCAATAATAACTGGAGCATGTTCACTAGCAGCTAAAGCCATTTTTTTTTGCTCTACACTTTGTGGTTCGTCTGTCATATATTTATTGATTAAAAGCAGCTCTACCAAGACTTGCATCTACAGCACTACCCATAGGGCTTTGCGGTCGTGGTACTTCTCCAGGTGCTTGTGGCTGCATAGGATTTGTACTATCTCCAGCCATAGCCTGACCAGAAGGCATCGCTCCGCCTCCACTTCCACCGCCAGCTCTATCTTGCATCGCTGTATTCTGAGCATCTTGCTGCATTTGCTCTTGCTGCATTTGCTTCTGAGCATCGGAAGGTTGTTTTGCTATTATAGCATCGTAGTCAGCTTTTGGAATATAACTATATATATCCCCACCCTGAATCTCAAGCAATTTCGCTAAAGCCATCAATTGAGCTGATGCTGCTTCAGGATCTTGATTCCTCATTGAGTAAATTAATGTAATTTGATTTGTAATAACTGGGAATAAAGCCATAAATGACTGTTTCTGAATTTCCATTGAAGGTAAGAGCATCGAATCAGGATCAATAGTAAAATCAATGTAATCTGACATGTGCCCAGAATTCTTCATCTCATCATATAAGCCTTTGGTTGAAATTTGACGAGTATCAACATTATCCATAACATTACCTTCTTGATCAAAGTCAAAGTTAAGTCTGAGATTCTTAGAAGCAGCAGCCACCATACCAACAGGGATTCCATAATCATCTAAGACGTTCTGTGACTCTACGAAATAGTCTGGGTTCTGCTTAGAGAACTCAGCCAACTGCTCGTCAGAGTCAATCATGAAGATTTTGTCAACTGGATAAATTTGCTTCATCCAAGTATTAGCAATGTGGGCATCTCTTTCAAGCCCAACCACCATTGAATTTCTAGGAGCAGTTAATCTATTGTAAGCAGCTTCCTTCATTATAACAGTAGAGCCGAGTGTGTCTTCTCCGCCAGAGCCAGCTACTATATTATTAATACCAGTATTTTGTTCGATATTCTCTTTCTGCTTGTCTCCAAATAAGATTCCTTGCTGAACATTGCCAGAGGTCTTAACCACATCAATATCAGTTCCAGGATTCTTAGGATTAATGATGTTAGGTCCCCTCTTGTAAGTAGAGGTCCCGTTCTGAACTTGAGCACCAAATAAAAGTGGGAATATCTCCGCCTCTATTTGCTGTGCATTTAATGAATTTATATAAGTGTAAATTGCTGTATTTCCTCGCATCATCTCATAAAGTCCAACTCCGTAAGGATCGTTCATATCCTTCTGGAAACAACGAGCCGTAACAATTGATCCGTGAGATCCGTCATTAGGAAGTTCACCATCATAAATAACCATCTTTCCACAAACAACAGTATATCTATTAGTTAATTCATTTTCGTAATAACCAATAGTAACGCTAGTTAATACTTTATCAGAATTATCATCTTTAGCTTCTTCAGATACTGAAACTTCATTTCCTTCTTTGTTTAATTTTTCCTCAGTCTTTTTAATCTCCTCTTCTTTACTTACAGAAACGTACTCCAATTTCTTTTTATTCTTTTTACCGTCTGGATACATAAGGAAGAATTCTTCCTTCGGCACATCCTTTTCGTAATAAGCTTCAGTCTGTGACCAAACATCACCGACATTAAACCCTATTCCAAGCCAAGTTCTGTCACATTTCAATGGCTCTCTATATACATCGTCGAATAATATTTTTTCAACACCATTTCTAGTTACCTGAACACGCCTTGGATAAACTCTCCAAGCACCCCATCCATAAGTAAATAGATTCTGGTAAGTAAGCATCAGGGTATTCTCTCCGTTTGCACCAGTCATAGACCAGTTTCGTTTCCACAATTCGTAGGATGCTCTTGCGTAAACCTTATCGTCAGCCGTAACTTTTGCATCTGGAAGCTTTCCAGCTAGAACCTGCGTAGCAATCATAATTTTTGAGAAAGCTATTGGCTCCTGAGAAACTGGTACTCCAGACTTGTTTTGATCACGATCAGTAACTTTCTGAGGGTATACATTAATATCGTAAGAACCGTCAGCCATCTTATTATAAAAAACCATCGAGCCCCAGCCCGACTTCTCGTATAACTTCTGTCCATAAGAGACAGCAGTATTCATTATATTAGTCTTTATTTCAGCAGCGAGTGCATCAAATCTTACTCGATATTGAGATCTCTTCATCTCCTTCTTTTTGTCAGCTATGAACTCTAGTGTTTTTTTATCAGCTTTAGATTTTGATGTAGCCATATAAAATGAAGATACTATTTAGGTATTCTAATTATAATACATTTTTCAAGTAATACAAGGAAGTTATCCACTCCCACACCATTTAGTGCATTATTTGTCCATTCTCTTCACCAAACATCGCAGAAAAGTGACCTTCGTCACTATTTTTTCCACTTTCTTCGATGAAATCACCCTGTTCTTGCAAAATTGCGTACGCAATTGCACCAGCCATGATAACGTCATCGTGTTTTTTCGCCATCGCTTCAGGTTTTCCTTTTATATTTCTCACAAAAGTAAACATCTCGTTCAACAACTCAGCTGGAAATCCAGAATCTTTTCTGAAAAACACAGCCTTCAACGCTGCTAATTGGAATGGACGAGTAGCAGAGGAAGTCTTCCAGCCAAAAAACTTAGTCATCTTCTTGGTTATATCGTCAAAAGACTTCCGATAGTACATATTTATGTATCCTAGCTTGTCCAGAGCATCATTCACCCAAAGTCCGTCTTTATTAACCTCGATCCCAAGCAGAGCAAAATTATAGTACTTCCCCAGCTTGTAGGCTTCTGTAGCCAATTCATCGGGTGCAACATGAGAAATATAAAGGGCATCACACTCCTCTGTCTTCTGGTTCACTACATAGAGAACCTGAGCATCTCCGTGAGCCAACCCCTCAGCAGTATCTCCTCCTATAATATACTTACCTCCTGGCTGTGGCTCATTAAACAGCTCCAACGACCCCACAGACACTGGGTTGAATATAATATCTCCCTTATCGTCGTAGCCCAACTCACCTTTCTCGCCAGGACTTGTCTCCAGCAACAACTTAGCAACCTTCGCAGTAGGGAAATAAGTCTGTCCTGTAGAAAGAAATGCCTCCTCCTCCGTAGTTGGGTACTCCTGCATCAGAGATTTCATAGCGTCCACACTGTTCTTTCCTCCGAACTGCAACCACTTCATATAATAATAAGTAATCTCCTTATCTGTTAATTTGTGCTCAGTCTGATACGAAGCCCAGTCAATCTCGCACTCGTCCATATCCTTAACCGGAATATCCTCGTAAATCTTCTTCATTTCCATATCATCGTACTGCCAGTTGTAGAAATGCGGCAGGAAATTCACCTGCGATATTTGGGGCGTAATCTTGTCTCGAGTCAGCCAGTTTTGCTGGAATATCTCGTAGAACCTGCCAGCCATTCCTTCGGCTGTGGATTCTATGAATATAAACCCGTCGAACGGTACAGTCGGGAATGTTCCTCTCTCCACTTCTTCCGCACGCTTAGGGAACGCAACGCACATCTTTGCGAACTCTGATATGTGGACATAGTGGTAAGTTCCCGAACGTCCTGAAACAGCCACTGCCAGTGACGATGTGGAACCCTCGTCCGGTCCGTAATCTATTACAATCTGGACTTTTCTCGCAGACCGGTGATTAATCTTAAAAAACGCACCCTTCACGTCATCAGCCATATTTCTGAGTGCAAATTCAATCTTCTTATCGAAAATCTCCGTCGCATCCTGAACCTTGTGAGCAATAACAATTCCCTCCTTATTAGGACTGAACAGAATCGCATCTAATATAAAAAGGTCAATAAAGGTTGTAAACCCTAATTGACGGCTCTTGAGGATAACGTGCCTGTGGTACGGGTGGGGTATATTAAGGTAATTGTCGTAGAAATGCTTTTGAGCCCTGTTCATCTTGAATACTTGCTTGTCTCCGTCTTTAGAAATTATCCAATACAAATTCTTGAATCTCCATTTCTGGTTCTTTATCAGGCTAGGATTCTCGGTCAGCTCTTGAACAATCCTCTCGTTATGTTGTGTTTGAGTTTCCATCGTTATTACTAAACTGCTTAAATCCAATCTCTGCCAAGCCCAAAAGATGCTTCTCCTGTTCCTCGCAGTGCCTTTTCTGAGCCCTCCAGTATTCCAGCCGTTTGAATATCACAAACAGTGAAGTGTGTTCAGCCGGAGTATCAATCGGCTGGAACTTCAACTCCTTCGGCACTTTCTCGTATTCACGATGGAAATTATGTGTATTCACCTACTTTGTTATTCCTTTAACAGCCCACATTACAGCTTCTTCCAACTTAGTCTTAGCGAGAGTTATTTCTCTATCATTATTGGGGTCAAGATATGTTGTACTAAATTCGTTGTATAGATTTTCAGCAAACATTTTTACATTATTCACCGACCTTTCTTGGTCCTTAGTTAATTCACTAGGTATTTTTCGAAATACATCTTCCATACTTTTCGGCTATTAGGTAGCCACTCCATTAACAATTATTAGAAATCCATAGGTTCCTCAACGTCTACCACCTCACCTTGAATAACAGGCGAAGCGGGTTCTTCGACTGGTACTGTTGAGTTATTAGTCTGGTTCTCAATTTGCTGAAGAACTACAGTGCGAAGCTTGTTATTAGAATCACCTTTGCTTCGTTCCTTCGGCTGGGCATTAAATTTCGACCAAGCGGAGCCAATAGCATTAAGAGCACCAACGAGTTCCTTGTTTGAGAAATCCTTAAAACCACGAGCTTTGAACTCGTGCATAGCAGCCAATGCCAGGTTATTACTATCTACAGCAAGTCGAGCCATAGCATTGTGAAATCCTGGTTGGTTTTCTATGTGAGATGAAATTGAATTAGACACGTAAGGAGAATAACCACAGTCAAGGGCGATCTGTTTTTTTGATTCACCCTGACCACCGAAAATTCTCTTGGCGTACGCTAATTGTTTGAGGCTAGAGCCTCCTTTTCTTACAAACATAACTTAATTATAGCAAGCTTAGGTGCTAAGTCAAGGGGTAGATTTAGATTATGACACATAAGTGGAGATTAAACAAGGCATAACTATTTTCTTATGCCCTTGGGAAAACCTTGATGAGCTTGGGCTGGAGAGATATTTATTACAACATCATAGTTATGCCCTGTCAACGTGTACATGAACAAAGGGCTAGAGAACTCTGGGCATAAAAAACGAAAAAAAACTATTTTTCTATGACAGTATTTCACCTCATACAGCGTATATAATATATATTAATATATTTATAATAAAGGTTTATTAAAAAAAGAGGGGGTTATGCCCTAAAATCTCTGTAGCCCCCTAGAATCAATAACTTTGGGTTGGGCATAACTATTTAGTTATGCCCTAGAGGTACTCGTGTTTTTGGGCTTAAACTCATACCTGTTATAGCTCTGCGGTGATTGGGCATAAGGGGGGGTTATGCCCAGAGTTATGCCCTAAAACAGGGTTTTTCAGCCAAAAATGGATTTTTTTGGACTTTTTTGAGTGAAAATAGGGGGGGGGTACTTATATAGGGGGGAAAAATTGATCGGCTATAAAATGGAAAAAAGTCAGATTAATGGTTTTTGAGTAGTTTTGAGTAGTTTTGAGTAGTTTTGAGTAGTTTTTGAGTGGAAAAATGATCTCGGCTGGATTTGAGTCCCCCCCCCCTCCATAGAAAAATGTGGCGGGGGGGGTGCTAAGGGGTTGCCCCGTCGCCCTTCTATTATTAATACGTCACAAAACAACGATAAAGTCAAGCCAAATAAAAGCCCTTATCATACAAGGGCGGGTATTAAAAAGCCCCGCATATATAGATAGGATCAAAAAGCCCCGCATATATATAGTATCATTACAAGCCCGCATATATAATGAGTATCTAAAAAAGCCCGCATATATAACACTTGGGACAACGTTATGTTTTGTGAATAGACGTGTTTTAGTATTGCCTAACGTGTTTTAATCGCTTAGGATCGATCCTATAACGTCACCGCCCGCAAGCCCGCATAAATCAAGCCCCGTATTCAATACCGCCCGCACAATAGCACATAAACACAATAAAAAACCTATCAAGTCAAGGTTATTATTATACCACAAAAAGCCAAAAAAAAAATGCATTTTTATTGTGCTACCATATCCAGCGGGCTTTTAAGCGTGATTTATTTTTTTTTATTGAAAATCCTTGACAACGTCAACGTGTTTGATATAATGATTACAGATGATAAAACATTTAATAAGTGTAATAAAAAGCAATGCAAGAGAAAAATATATACATTGGCAAGAGTAAAAAAAGATTAGACTTAAGCAAAAGAAGAATTGAAAAAAGCATAATAATCAACGGTGATAGACTAGCTGAAAACATAAAAGAGTTAAAACAAGTAAACGAGGGTTATAAACATTTAACTCTAAAAGAGTTGAATATATAAATTACAATTAGAGGGCTTGAAATAGTCAAGCCCTCTCAAGTGTAATTTATAAGTGTAATAAAAAGCAATGCAAGACAAAAATTTTCACATTTGGGAGATCTCGGCAATAATCGGATTAATATGTTTAATTAAAATAATACTACAATAAAATGAAAAAAGCGTATTTATACATTGGACAAAACAACGATACGAAAAAGCTAGAAAGTGATAAAATTGAAAAAATAGTATCAAGCTATTTCGACGGCTTTACTGCAATTGAAGTTATCGGTTTTTGGCGGGGCAAAAAAGAACTTTCTTTAAAAATTGAAATAGTAACTGATGAAGAAAACGCTAAACTTGTTAGATTATGTAAAGAGTTGAAAAAAGAGTTAAAACAAGAGTCGATCGGGCTTGAAATTACAAAAAGCAATTTCGCATTTATTCAATAACTACAATAAAATGAGATTATTCAAGATTAATAAAGAGTATACCGCGATTTGTGAGGTTAAAAAAACACGGCTTGCATTTAAGCACACCGCAATACTACTGAAAAACGGGTACGAGATTGATCAAGTTAAAATATGTTATCAAAACAGAACGTGGGAACGTTACCAATTTGAAAGTGTACTTGCTCATTTATTAGCTAAAACTAAGATTTTAACAGAACTAAAAGCTAAAAATTGGATCAATAGACAATAACTTATTAATATATTGATTGGGATCTAAAAGTTTTAGATCCTTAGTGAATAGATTAATAAATTGTGTGATTGATCACCTTAAGTGATTAAAAAAAAATGTACTTAAAAAATGAGCATTTTAAGGATATACTGATTGACAATAACATTGATCAATCAAAAATGTTTAATTCAAAAAAGCGGTTATCATCAAAAGCATTTATTTTTTCAAGCGATAAAAATATAGCTATTATATACGTCAATACCATTGTATTTCTAAAGATTGGTAAAAGAATAGTTTTAGACACGGCGGGCTGGTATTCTGAAACTTCTAAAAATTGGATCAATCACGGCTTTTCTCTTATTGGTAAAAATTACAATATGCACCGTAAAAATTGGATATGGTATATAGATATAGACGGCAAGGACATTGAATTTTTTGACGAAATGACAATCTAATTATTAGTATATTGATCGGGATCTAAAAGTTTTAGATCCTTAGTGAATAGATTAATAAATTGTATGATTGATCACCTTAAGTGATTAAAAAAAAATGGCAAAAGATAACTTGCAGTATATAGAAGAAAATACAATAAGTTGTGACGTATCGCATCGGGGCGGTACTATAAAAATTGACGTATCAGAACTATTTCCTGAAATTGAAGAAAACGCAATAATGGGGGCGTATCAAAACTACTTGGGCGGGGGTATGGCGGGATCAGTTGTAGGCGGGGCGATGTTTGAGAAAGAAGAACTTGACGAAAAAAATATCGAAAAGTTTGAGATTTTATTTGAAGAAATTAAAAAGTATTTTTTCTTTATCAGTAATGACTTGAATACTGATGATTGGGCTACTTCTGATTATAAAACTAATCAAACCCGCCCCGTATCAGCTTATTAGTATATTGATTGGGATCTAAAAGTTTTAGATCCCTAATGAGTATATTAATTAATTGTATGATTGATCACCATAAGTGATTAAAAAAAAATGAAAGTTAAAACAAGTTTAACTGATTTTAGGGGCGAAAAAATGACTTTCGGCGGTGAATATGCGGATAAGTTATTGAAATATATCCAAGAGAGTGAAGAATTAAAACTTGGAGATTTCGATGAAATTTGGGATAGCTATGATGAAAAAAATTATAATAGTTATAACGGATCATTTTTAGGCAATGACTACTTGATAAAATGGTACAAGGATAGACAATATCTAGCTTTTCATCGATCGGGCGATATACGGGGCAATTATACTGATTTCGTTGATATAACTGATAGTTGTATAATTGATGAAATAGATATTGTCAATGCTACAATTGAAATTGAAAGCAAGGGCAAAACATATACAAGCTACAATAATAGCAATTATGATACTTATCAATTTGAAGAAATTGAAGAATTGGGGCTTGATAAAGAAAAACTTGAAGAAATGTTTTATGACAATGAATAAATTAATTAATTGTGTGATTGATCACCATAAGTGATTAAAAAAATGAAAACTCTTAACTATAACTACGCAAAAAACTTGGAGATCTTAAAAGAGAACCTTAAAAGAGGTATGAGAAATGAGCAAGTGCAAGGTGTTATAAACTCACAAGAGAAACAATTCATCAATGCTGATCAATATAATCAAGAAGAAAAAAATTATATTAATGAAATGAGAAAAGCAACAATTGAATTTTTTACCAATCTATCAATTCACATTGTAAAAGCATAATTAATTGTGTGATTGATCACCTTAAGTGATTAAAAAAAAATGACTTATAAAATTGTAAGATTTTATCAAGATAAAGAAAGTAAAATAATTAAAAGAGGTTTAACTCTTGATCAAGCACAAGAGCATTGTAACAGAGAAGACACTCACGGTAATGATTGGTTTGACGGATATACAAAAGAATAATTAAAAATAACTAAGCCGTAGGATCGATTTTAAGATCTTATAAATTGCTTGGCAATAGCAAAACACCTTATTGCTAGGCAAGAATAATATCTTAATTGGTGTGGCTACCTAAAAGCTAAAAATGTATGGACAAAAAAATTAAAGTTGAAAAAATAGCAGAAGAAATAGAAAAAACTCTTGATGATTGGGATAATGATGATGAAACAATGGAAAAGCTAGAGAAAGCTATGGAATATTTTTGCAGTAACTGGGATATTGCTGAGGGCTTTAAGCACGCAATACTGCTTACAATTCAAGATCAAGTTAATCATCACCTATGCGAGCAAGATCCTAAAGATTTTCAAGAGTTGCTTAAGTTGTTAAATAACTAATTGGAGTAGCTACCTAAAAGCTAAAACTATGAAAAAACTAATTAAAGAACTAGATATTATACTTGAGAAGATATGGAAAAAGTCGAGCGTTGAGTTGAGAATTGAGATACGGGGTTTTCAAAAAGCATTGAATAATTTGTCAAAATAAAACTATGACAACAGTTAAAGATTTTATTAAGGAACTTAAAAAGCTAGATCAGGATAAAAACATTAAGATAGCTTGTGATGAAGAGTGGAATACTATCTTTTGTGATACTGGAATAGAACAAGACGGAAAATATGGTGCTTATGTTATGTTTGGGCTTTCAGGATCAGAAGAGGAAAGTTATGAGGATATAGCTAACGGAAAATTTGATCACAACATTGAGCCAATCACCGAGAAAGAAATTTAATTGTTAAATTAAAATTATGAACAAAAAATTATTGTTAATTAGAAAAGAGAGTTTTACTGATTTTTACTTTAGTGATAAAGATAGCAGATATGATACTTGTGATAAGTTGATAAAAACAGGTTGCGTGTCTTTGACTGAACTTTTAAGAAATGTTGGATATATCCCAGTTGAAATGATAATCAATCAAGAAAACTTAGATAAGCAAGATAGAGAATATGCAGATAGAAATGGAGAAGTTTTAAGTCCTAACGAAAAATATGTATTAGAACTTCTCCAAGTTGAAAAAGAAACTTATTATGATGTTCAGATAGCTTTTACCCTAAGAGTAAAAGCTGATAGCGGTGATGAAGCAATAGAATATGTAGAAAATATCGAGCTACCTAGTGGATATGTAGAGGATAGCTTTGAGGTTTTTGGAGCAGATATAAGTAATTAAATAACTATGAAAAATCTTAACTTTGATGACTACTTAAAAAAGGTTCATGCCAAACAATATCTAGGCACTGATGATGATATGTGTGATGATTTTGATAACTGGATAGTTGAAATGAGTCAATCAGACTTTATTAACTATCAAGCTAGATTTATCAAAATACTGCTAAAAGTGATAAATAACTAAGCCCCACGATCGATTTTAAGCCATTATAAATTGCCTAGTAATAGCAGAACACCCCTGTTATTAGGCAGTAATAATATCTTAATGGTGTGGCTACCTAAAAGCTAAAAATGTATGAAGAAAGAAATGTTCAAACTACTAGACGAAAACTTTAAGAAAATATGTAGGGCTTTATATCCTGCAAGCTGTGATATTATACCTGTTTAGGTAGCTTGACTACCTCGACAGATTTGATATAATTAACTTAATAACATAAATGTATGGACAAAGAAACATTTGAGGCATTGAAAAGGGTTCTTAGCAATAGATACGGAAAAACGAGTATGCAGTATAAATCTGACATAGAAAAACTTGAAAACTGGATTGACCAAGAAGAGCAATATCAAGAGCAAACAGAAAAAGCAATATTTTAACTTAATAACATAAATGTATGGCAAAGAAAATAGAAGAGACAAAAACCCAAGAGAACAAGTCTATCTCTATTAACTTTACAGAAAGTGATTTAGATGACTTGAGAAGCGGAAGAGAACTTGACTGGTGCTTTGATGGAATAGATGTTCATTTGTATATGGGAGAAGAGGAGGAAACAGAAAACTAACATGAAAAGCCCAAAAAGAAATAACAAAAGTGTGTTCTTCAAAGATTGGACTACCCAAAAATTGAAGGACGAAGCGAGGAACTACGATGAACTAATCAATGGTCATAACGGAGGATTTTCTTCTGGGGATATGAATAACTTTGATGGGATAAAAGAGGTTCTTTATAGTCGAGGAATAGAAATAAGTAGTAGCATAAGATTTACTAGATTTAACTAAAAATGTATGATTAAAAAAGAAATCCTTGAAACAATAAGTAGGGTATATAAAGAGGTGGAAATTTTAAGAGATACTGCGACTGAAGACTCAGAAGAATATGACGATGAAATGTTAGGAGATTTACAAGTTGTATTCAATAAATTGTCTGATGTCGTAGTTATGGTTAAAATGTTAAGAAAAAAATTATGACTAGAAGATACAGAGAAATAGATAGACCACTAGGAGAATTGCCAAGTTATAGGTGTACGGCAACAATGGTAATTATGAGTATAGTTATTCTAGCTATAGCAATTCTTGTTATAACTTATACAATATCTGAACTTGCTAGAGCAGTAAGCTACTAGAATGAAGAAAGATGAGCTAACAGGCTTCAGCAAGCCAGTATTATTCTTTCTGAATATAGTTTACTGGACTGCTGGAGTTGTTTGGAGGTCAATAGTATTTATCCCGTATTGTATAACTGAATTAAAAAATAAACTAAAAAAATGACAAATGTAGTAAAAAAAGTAAAGAAAAGAACAAAAGTTAATCCTCTCGGATTGAGCCACTATGACTTTTTTCGGAATGAGTACATGAAACTGAAAGACAGGGCTAAATTCACACCTACCGAAAGACTGTTTATGGAACTAAAATTCACAAAGAATAAGAAAAAAGGTATTAATCTATTTAATTCTATGAACCTTTTTGATAATAGTAAGAAGATGCAATTACGGTTCGAAAGCCGTGCAATCGGTAAGGTAATAGATTTGATGGACTAGGAGGTTCTTATGAGTCGGAGTAAGGGTAAGCGGAGTCATAAGACTAATAGGAAAAAGACCAAGCACCGACAGAGGAAGTTTAGAGGTAGGAACTATCACCATTTAATTCCTAAGGCGAGAGGAGGGAACAGAGAGCCTAGTAATCTCCTTCTCATGGGCATCGAGAAACATCGGTGCTGGCATCAAATCTTCGGCTTACTGAATTTGCGAGAAGTTATCCAGTTGCTAGAACGACTGGATAAGAAGAAAAGGAGTCAGAAATGAATAGAGAAACTATTCTTAGGATAATCTTAGCACTGGAAGACAGGATTTATTTGCTCCAGCAAAGATTGGCTTGGCTGAGAGAACAGCTAAAAAAAACTGGGCAAGCGAAGTAGTTTGCCCTCTCTCCCCTAGTCGCAAGACTAGTTATATATCTTAGCAGATACTCCTAGCCCATATATGCCTGAGCCTTAGCTCTTGGGGTTAGGGGAGAGGAAAAAAATGTGTAATAAAATTATGAACAAGTGTAGCTTTTGTGGAAAAACACCAGTGAAAATACGAGTTGGTTGCCCTTACGGTGAACCTGACTATTTCTGCAATAAAAAATGTATGTATAAAAAGCATGAGGAGAGTAAAAAAAAGCACGAAGCCTTCTCTTGTTTCCCTCCTGTTTGGATTAAAAGCGGTAAAAGATTATGAATACAGAACAAGACAATTACATAGATACTGAATACAAGGAGTCGTTAAAAGACTTTAAGTTTGAGTTTGGTAGCCCTGACCACATCAGAATTGTTACTGCTATGAAGATTATAGCTAAGAATGAGAAAGCCAAACAAACCCCCAAGATTATCGAAGACACTATAAAACTTAGAGAAACTGTTATTTGGTTAATAAAAATGGACTTTTAATATGAAAACAAATTGGAAAGTAGAAATTAGAACAAATTGCAAAATATGTGGCAAACCCTTACCTAATGCGAGGTACAGGACTTATTGTTCTGCAAAATGTAGGAACAAAAGAAATAACAGGATTCAGGTCACGACTGGCTACGCTAAAAAATTTCAAAGAGATAGACGAGATAAGATCGCAAGCGTTCCAAGTCCCGACAAGTGCCAATGCCTGATTTGTGGGAAATGGTATGTGCAAGTTTGTTCTCATGTCTACCACGTTCACGGTATGACTGGTAGACAATACAGAGAATACTTTGAGCTAGAGGTCAAGCGAGGAGTTGTTCCAGCTTGGTACAGGAAACTTAAGGGAGATATAGCAATGGATAATGAAACTTATAAAAATCTAGTTAAAGGTGCTAAGTTCAGATTTAAGAAAGGACAAGATGGCTTGGGGGAGTATAAGCGTTCACCAGTCACGATTGAGAGATTAAAAAAATTACACACATATAATAAATAGTATGAAAATACCTAAAATAATTCATCAGTTATGGGTTGGAGATTTACCAGTGCCTGACAAATGGATGCAGACTTGGAAAGATAAGCACCCTGACTGGGAGTATAAACTCTGGACTGAAAAAGAGTTGGGCGAATTTGATTTTGTAAATCAGAGTCAGATTGACCACTTCATGAAGAACGAAATATATCCTGGAGTTGCTGACGTAGCTAGATACGAAATACTTCATAAGTTCGGTGGATTTTGGGCTGGAGCAGACACGGAGTGCCTGATACCGATTGATGAATTATTTGTTGATGATGAATTCGAGACTTACACATTTTACGAGAACGAGGAGATACGACCTAACTTAGTCGCTCCAATTTGTGCTTGCGTTCCCGGAAGTTCATTTGCAAAAAGGTTGATAGATAATATGCCTACTATTGAGAATATAATTTTTACCCAAAGAGAACCGTGGCAATGTACTGGAAATTATTACGTTATGATGGAGATGTTCTCCGCTAATGACGAAAAACTAAAGGTATTTCCTAGCCACTTTTTTGTTCCAGTTCATTATACTGGGTGGACATACAAGGGAACTGGCAAAGTGTATGCCACTCACCTGTTCGGAACTTCACAAGAGAACTATGATGAGGGGAGGAAGGTTGACAAATTTCAGGAAAGATACCTTGAGCATCAGACAAGGAAGGGAGATGGTAAGGTAGAACCAAACACAAATGTTTATTCAGACATGGAACGTCAAGTATTCTTTAGAATTTTAGAGAGAAGAAGAAGTCAGAGGAAGTTCAGCCATGCAGGTATTTGCGAGAAATACATTAAGGCATTATATGGTAGCGTAATGTTAGCTCCATCGTCTTGTAACAGGCAAGCTATTTATATTCAAAAAGTAGATATAATGAAGGACTTGCTAGTTGGCGGTAAGGGTTGGATAAATAATGGTGATACTATTTTTCTCATCTTCGCCAACACTACAGCCTACAAATCACCGAATGAAATAGATTTTATGCCGTACTTAGATGCAGGAGTTGTAGTTCAGAACTTGTACTTAATGGCAGAAGTCTTGAATCTCGGTGCTTGTTTCGTAAATCCCAACATAAGAAAAGAGGACTTGGAGGAATTCAACAAAGAATACAATAAAAAAGGACACATATTTTGTGGTGCTATGGTATTCGGACACTATGATAAGAAATCAATCGCTCCACCACTCAGGGATTTAGGGGCTGTAAGTAATTTTTAGTAGTTTATCCACACCTATTGGTATTGTGTTAGCGTCGGTGTCGTAGTATAATCATATTAGGTCGACAAAATCTTGCGGGGATTACTCCGCTACTTAAACAAAAAATAGTAGTAAGGCTACTAATTAATTGAATAAAAACAAATATATGGGATTAGAAAACAGACAAGGTGGTAATTATATCACCATACTAGGCGGAAAGTTCTGCCAAAGAGTTACAAAAGAAACAGAGGGTGCAATCGAAAGAACAAATAAGATAGGCAATGTAGTATTCGAGAAATTTTATGACAATTTTACAGGTAAGTTAATAGATATTACAACAAGAGACGGAGAATATGGCAAATCTTGGAATTTCATGTTTCAGGATAAGGGAGATGTTTACACTTTGCAGTTGTCTTACTCGAATAGCTTCTCTCAAGCGTTATTGAAGATACTGCCAAACATTGATCTCACTAAGGAAATGAAAGTTTCCCCAAGTGTTAAAGAGGTTGATGGCAAGAGAAAGAGTTCATTATTCGTCAATCAGGACGGTAAAGCATTGAAACATGCTTATACCAGAGATAATCCAAATGGCTTACCTGATTTAAAACAAACTAAGGTTAAGGGTGAAGTAGTTTGGGACGATACTGAAAGATTAGAATGGTTGGAGAAAATGGTCAATAAAGATATTAAACCTAAACTTACAGGACCAGTTGAGTATGAGAAAAAAGCCTCAACAGGTCTTGCAGAGGACGGAGCAAAGGAAATTAATGTCGAAGAAGACGTTCCTTTCTAATTAATTAAAATTAAAAAAATATGAAAACTTTTAACCCAAAACTATCTGACTTCATAAAGAGAAATCCAGACCAAAAAGTCCTAAGCTTTTCATGGTCTATGTATTGGAGGCTATTGGTAATAGTTTGTGCGGTAGAACTCGTAATCTATTTCTTTTTCATTGCATTACTTGTTTAATCCAAAAGTATGTTCACGAATAATTGGTTCGAGATCACGGCGAAAGCTAACTTCGAGAAGTACATTCTTCCTCTTGCAAAAAAAGAGGATATGGAGTGTCTAGAAATAGGTTGCTATGAAGGTCAGGCTTCAACGTGGTTACTAAAGAATACTCAAGCAATCTTAACCGTAATTGATACTTTCAAGGGCAGTAAAGAACACGACGCTCAATTTGAGAAAACTTTACTAGCTAGATTCACTGAAAATATCAAGGAATATGCTCACAGAGTACATATCTTCGAGGGAACATCAAGGGAAAAGTTGAAGGAAATGACTAATGATTACTTTGACTTTATCTACGTTGATGGTTCCCACCAGGCAAGCGATGTGTTGGAAGATGCTATCTTAGCTTTTCCACTACTTAAAGAGAAAGGTATAATGATATTCGATGATTATACTTGGGGTCCAGGATTGAACCCCTACGAACGCCCAGCGACTGGGATAGAAGCTTTTCTCAATGTGTATGGCAGTCAAGTGTTCATACTAGAGAAGAATTCACAGGTAATAGTTCAAAAAAGAGAAATGCCTAAGGCATAAAACAATTTAATCTCCCCGATATAAATGTAGACTTAATCTAAGAATATCGGAGGAGAGCAGACTATTAGCGGTTATACAGTACGCTTGAGCAGGTTTCTACATTTCCTACTCACCTGGTACATAATAATCGCTTTTAGTTTGCTCTTTCCCGATATTATTAATACGAAAAATGTATGAATAAACCATTCCTAACTTATTTTCCTAACCACGTTTACAGGTACATTGACTCAACCGGTCAAGGTAGACCTGCAAAAGTGTGCAAGGAGATAAACGAGGATCTTAACATTAAAGGATACGAGAGTTATTTCACTGTTAATGGATTTGGAAACACTCCAAATGCAAAGATAGGTAACTGCACGAACCTTAATGCGTTTTTTGTTGATATTGACGGTAGGAAGGACTTGGAGGAATTAAAGGAAGTAAAAGTTAAGTTCAACCCTAGTTTTATTATCGAAACTCAGAATGGTTATCACTTATATTGGCTTTTAAAAGAGCCAATTTTTAAAACAAAATACTCTCCTGAAGAATGGGATAACATTATTGCTAGGTGGGAAAGGATTGAGTTGGCTATAGTAAAAGAGTTCAATGCTGACCCAGTTGTTAAAGACGTTCCTAGAATTCTTCGAGTGCCTAACACTTATTACTGGAAAAAGACAGGAGATAAATATAAGAAAGGTACAAAAGGTGTATTCAAAATTAAAGGTTTGTATAAAAATGCCTCCAGTAAGTACACAATGGAAGAAATCGAAAAGATAATAACAGTAGCAATCGAGCCTGCAACACTAACCGAGGTAGCCAAAGTAACCACAAATAAAAACCAAAGATTTGCTGAAGAAATGAGAAATAATTTCTTTGAGAAAGTCATTGAAGAATATCCAATTGAAGACAGAGACAGTTTCCAAGCCTTAATCAGTGCTAGTCCTGACAGTTTATATCCCACAATCGGTCGCAACAGCACACTGCACGTTACAGCTTGCCTGATGAGACAAGCAGGTTGGACTATTGATAAGGCTTTCAAGCACATTGAGAAAGTTGGTTGGCACGGAATGGACAAAGAGCCAGGAGGCTCTCAGGAGATCGCTAACACAATTAAAAGTGCCTTCCAGAGTAATTATACCTACTCTCACAAAAATGAAGTAATCAAGCACAACACCTCTCTGACCGAGAAGATTGCGATAGATAGTGCAATCACTAAAGTATCTAAGAGCCGTAGAGAACAAGACAAAGTTCGGTATGCAGATTACGAAAGAGAAGTCCTACTTAATAATCCTTTCTTAAAAAAGAATGAAATCGGAATAATTTATCAGTACAAAAATGGGGTTTACGAAGAAATGAAAAAAGGAGAAATAGAAAACATTTTTTACAATGGACTATATGATGATATGTTGATAGGATTTAGGACAAAAAAACATATTTCAGATAAGATAGCTTGCTTGTTATCAATCATACCTGACCTAAAAATTTCAAACGATAATGGTTACATAGCTAATGTAAAGAATGGTTTACTGAATATCATAACGAAAGAACTTCTGCCTCATACTCCGGACTTTGTATCCCTTATACAATATCCAATTGAATATAATCCTAACGCAACCTGCCCTGTATGGGATAAATGTATTGATGACTGGATGTCTGGACCAGAGAAGAAAGAAAAGATTAGACTTCTCCAACAGTTTTCAGGGTACTGCCTATCTTCTTCAATGCTTTACGATAGGGCATTGTTTATGGTTGGTGATGGTGCAAATGGTAAGTCAACATTTATAGATACGATTGCTATGGTTGTCGGAGATAGAGCAACCTCTCATATTGACCTTGATACCTTGTATGGTCAGTTCGGATTTAAGGGGCTAATGGGTAAAAGGTTGAACATAATTGAAGAAGTCAGTGGGAATTACTATCAGAGTAACAAGCTGAAAAAACTAATCTCTGGAGAAAGGGTAACGATAGATATAAAATATAAAGACCAATTTACTTTCAGACCTCAAGCCAAGTTCGTTTTTGCAGTGAATTTATTGCCTAGAGTTGATGATGTTTCAACTGCTACTGAACGCAGGATTTGTTGTTTGAAGTTTCTAAATAACTATCGCATAAATCCTAACTACGAATTGCGTTCAGATGTTGGCTTACTTGCACAGGAATTATCTGGGATACTGAACTGGATGATTGAGGGAGCAATTGATTTGGCAGAAAATAAGGAGTTCGTAAGGACAAATGAACAAACAGAAATGTTAAGCGATTATAGAGCAGAAAACTCCTCCGTTGAAGGCTTCTTATCTCAATGCGTAGTTCTGGACGGAACAGGAGAGATTGAAACACCCGTACTTTATGATGAATACAAAGAATGGAGTTCTTCTGACGGAGGTAGAAAAACGAAAGCAAATATCACATTCACAAAAGAAGTAATTGCTTACGGAGAAAAAAATCAACGATTCAAATATGTTCCTAGAGGTGGAGGAAGTGGAGAATCAAAATTCGTTGGTATCAGTTTAAGCCCTCAATGGCTAGAAAGAAGTAGGCATAGAGGTGGGTTAAATAATAATTTCCCAAACCTAAAAAGATGAAACCACTATACGAACATCAAAAGAAAATTATAGATCAAGATAGACATAAGTGTGGTCTATTTCTAGGGACGGGTGCCAGTAAGACTAGAACAGCTCTAGTCTTGGCAGAAGGAAAAACTTTAGTTATTTGCCCCAAACAACAGAGAGAGGATAAGACTTGGGAGAGAGAAAATGAGAAATGGGAAACTAAAGTAAAATTGACAGTAATCAGTAAAGAGGATCTAAGGAAAAATTGGGAGACTCTCCCTAAATTTACAACAGTTATAATTGATGAGTGCCACAACAATCTCGGAGTTCTTCCCGCTTATGTTCAGAGAAATAGAATACAGAAACCTAAGACCTCTCAGATATTCGCAGCTACTCTAGGATACGTACAAAAACATCAACCTAAAAGACTTTACTTATTGTCAGCTACTCCAGTTCCAAAACCTATGAGTATGTGGGGTATCGGTACTTTGTTCGGTCAGAAATGGGATTTCGCAGAATTTCGTAGAAAATATTATGTTGAAGTTAGGCTGGGTGGTGTAAGAAGAATTTGGATGCACAAGAAAGATGAAGCATCTAAGCAAAAACTAGCCCATCTAGTTCAGGCTTTCGGATATACTGGTGGTCTTAACGATTTCTTCGATGTACCAGAACAGACTCACAAGGTTGTCCAGATTGAACTGTCAACAGAGCAAAAAGTAGCAATGAAGAAGATGATGTCTGACGAGGCAGATCCACTGGTTCGTCGCTCACGGCTTCGTACAATAGAGAATGGAGTGCTATATGGCAAAAAGATTGAAGAATTGGACGGAAAGATAGATCAAATGACTAATATGACCACCATTTTCAAATCAAAAAAGATAGAATATATACTTGAAAGGGCTCAAGAGTTCCCAAAATTACTGATCTATGCTAATTACACTGCTCAAATTTTAGAGATTGCAAAACATTTAAGAGAGGCTGACTACAAAGTTTCAGTTTTAAGTGGGTCCACAAAAGATAGAACTTTTATAAGGAAAGTAAATGATAGTCCTAGTCCTCACATTATAGTAGCTCAAAGCTCTATCTCGTCAGGCTATGAACTTCCAACATTTCCTTGTGTGATTTATGCCAGCAAATCTTGGAGATATGTAGATTATGAGCAATCACTTGGGAGAGTTCTGCGAGCAAATCACTTAAAGAAAAATTTGTATATACACCTTGTGGTCGACGGGTGTGACAAGGACTGTCATGACTCTATTATGAGCGGGCAGGACTTCCAAGAAAAATTAACTCTTAATATCTATTGACACCAACGTCGACGTATGTTAACATTAAATATATGAAATATTATTTAGCTATCATACTTATACTAATATCACTTCCATTTTTGCTAAGGAAAGAAAGGGTGGTATATAGAGAAGTTGAAACAATCGTACTAGAGATAGACACTGTATCAGGAGGTGCTTCCTACTACGATTATGTACTGGATGATGGATGGTCTTCGGTAGGGCACTTAGTTTGTGCCACTAGGGATTGGGAAAGATATTCCTATATCGAAGTAACCAACATTGACAACGGTAAATCTGTGGTCTGTAGGGTCACTGATTACGGTCCAGATGCCAGCGTATTCCCAGAGAGAATAGTTGACCTATCAAGTTATGCGTTCAGTCAAATTGCTGACTTGAAATTAGGAGTCATAGATGTATTTGTAACTCAAGAGATAGAATGAAAAGAGAGCAGAAGTGGAATACAATTCTTAACCAATACCTGAGAGAGACACGATTTTACTGTTACTACGAACTGAAGCAAACAATGACTGAGTCATTCCAGTTCAGTAAGATAGAGAAGGTTCAATGGGACGGGTTACAATCAACAGAGAAAAGGGGACTTGTATGGAAGTGGTCTGACGAGATAAGCAGACCCAAGCCCTGTGATGGAGCGTGTTTACCACCATTACCTTCCTACTTGATCATTAAATTCAGTGGAGCATTTTGCTTCATTCGTTTCGAGGAAATTGTTAAATTGAGAGACGAAGGAGTAATATCTATTGCTAAGTCGAAAGCAATGGAGCTCGCAGAAAAAATAATTAAATTGTAGAATAAAAACTATGACAAACAAAAGAGAACAACTTTCTAGAGTCAATACAAGAATTTTTGTCAGTCAACAAAAATACATCAAGGCACTAGCAAAGAAAACTAAAAAAACCGAAGGTGAGCTTTATAGAGCCATCGTTGCCGAACACATACGACTAAGCAAAAAATAAATTAACTAAAACTATGATTGACAAAATGTTAGAAGATTATGCAGTGTTTGATGCTCAAATCAAGATACTGACGAAGAAAAAAGACGAACTAAAAGGCAAGATACTTTGGGAAATGCTAGAGAAGAAAAAACGTGCTATCTATGCACCAACTGGCACTTTCACAGTCTCCAATTTGAAGACATGGAAGTACACTCCTAAGGTTGCTGCACTAGAAGAAACATTCAAGGCTCAAAAAGCTATTGAACAAAGCACTGGTGATGCCACCTTTGAGGAAAAACCATCTCTAAGGTACGTCACAGCCAAACTTTAATTTACTAATCCGCAAAAATATGACTAAACCAAGAACAAGAAATGGTCCAGAAGAAGGGGCAAGTAATGGACCACCTAAAGAGAAAAATGGTATTTCTGCAGCTGGCATGACTATTGGTACTATGTCAGATAAGAAACCAGTAGTTAAAAAGAAACCAGTAGCTAAAAAGAAGCCAGTAGCTAAAAAGAAGCCAGTAACCAAGACTTTGCCAGTAGAAATGATTAGCTACTCAATTAAAATGGTAATACCTACTGTTCAATTTGGTAACATTCAACCTGAAATAGTTGTCAAAGCAAAGTCACCTAAAGAAGCCCA